CGGAAACGGGTCCCGTCATCCACCAGTTTCATCCGGCCAAACTTCGACGTGATAAGCGTTTTCAGGTCACGCGTGACAAACATCAGGGTGAACAGGGTCTCCACTTCCAGATAGCTGTCATCCGGCGTGCCATAGGCGTTTTTCTGATACGTGGTGATGAGGTTCTCAACCTGAATCGTCCCGTCATCCTGCACCGTATAGCTCGCGATCCCACTGTGCAGGAGGTTGTTACGTTCGGGCTGGTCAAACTGGGAGATAACCGGCGGGGCAAGAACGCTGTATACCGGCAACGTCTGAACCGGACGACCCGGATCGGTTCGCAGGCTGCTCGCCACCGCGCCGGTATAAGCGGCGCTCCACAGCCAGGCCGGGGACGGTGAGTCATAAACACCCATCAGGGATTCATGCTGATTGTTCCGCGCCTCCCCCGTCGCCGTCAGCTGGCCGTATGTCCCGGTCGCCGTGGCAAACACGTGCCCGTAAATCTGCTTCTGATAGCTCCACCGCCCCGTGCTGTCATTCATGAACTGCTTCAGGGTGTCGAGGCTGGTTGTGTCGGTATAGGGCAGCACAATAAAATCAAACGGCTTGTCCTTCAGACTCGACAGCGCATCCAGCAGTTCAGGTGTACCCGCCCCGCCGCTCATGGCCGTCAGATCAACGGTCATGCCCACCGGCGTTTTCTCACCGCCGGCGCTGCCCTGGTAATTCAGTCGCAAATCAATACTGTTGCCGGCATCGCCCTTATTTTTGGCCGTCAGCGTCACCGTCGCGGTCCCGGATGCCTCCGCGCTCGATGCCGTAACCGTAAGGTTGGCATTAGCGTTAATGGCCGTTGCCAGTGCAGTACCAATGACGGCCACGGTATCTGTTGTCACGACCGTCAGCGGAACACGAATTCCGCCGATATACAGCGACAACACCCCGTTTTCAGTGGGGACGGTGCTGATTGCCACACTACCGGTGGCCGCCGCATCATCATCACCATCTTCTAACGGCAGCAGATAAACATCCCCGCCGGTGTCGTTATCCATGTAGACGCGGGCCATTTCGGCCACCATAGAGCCCGCCCCCGCCAGTTCAGTTGCCATCTGTGAGGAGCCACAGGGCACAGCGATACCTGGCGGAGTGGTGCCGGCAGTCAGCATCTGCCCAATCAGCAGCGTGCGCTGTACGGCCTGCGCCGTGTTCGCCTGGCTGTTATCCATCGCCGCCCAGAACAGCGGCGTGCGAAGATTCGAATCAATTGCGTTCATGCCTCAGGCTCCTTATCGTCTTTCACGGTATTTTTAGGCGCGCTTTTGGGGGCGGCGACGCTGGTTTTTTTGACCACCTTCACCACATCGCCATCACGCAGACGGTTTCGCCAGAAAATGGCGTCATCGGGCACTTCAGCCCCTTCTTCAGGCAAAAGGGCGCCCTTCACCGGGCAGCGAACCAGCCGCCCCGGCGCAGTTTTTACAAACATGGGATACTCCTGATTAAGAATCAGTATTGTTGGATGTGAGATCCGGAGCCTGTTGGGGAAATTTGATATCCAGACCAGGACGCGCGGTACCGTCCTGCATGGCTATTTCCAGATGCAGCTCCTGCAACTCGTCACCCTCGATGGGGTAAAAGTCGTCAGGTCCCTGGAAATACTCGATATCCATCTGAATGACGAGCTGCCCGGTGTGGGCCTCGCCTTCCGGGCTCAGGTTAAGCTGTGATCGGACATGCTTAATCTGTTGCGTGAAGCGGGTTATCTCGTAGCTGTTAATCACAGCCCGTTCGATTTCCTCCTTCAACCGCTCCAGATTCAGCTGCACCTTCATGGCCCCGTCATCGTCCAGTTCGCCGTCGAGCTCCTCAAGCCTGGCGGCTATCTGTAGCGTGGTGACGGTATCGAACTGGGGAGAATTACGGCCTTTGGAAAACTTCTCCTCATAGACCGTCTGCACCAGAATGAGCGGGTAATCCCGGCTGCGGGTAGCCCAGTCTCGCGGGGAATAGACGCGGTGCTCTGCGAGTGTCTTTCCCCTGATAGCCTGAACGGCCAGCTCCCGGAGTCTGGCTGAATTCATGGCACCTCCCTGACTTTGTTCAGTTCAAGACGGCTTCCGCCATGGCTGTCAGGCTGCACATCCGCCACCTTAAACAGCGTCCGGACGCGGGGGATATAGAGCATATCCCCCTGCACTGGCGGAGACTCAAAGGCGCTGTCCCGAACCCCCAGCACCGGCCGCGTGGTGTTCACGGTCGGGCCGTTATCGTCGATGGGCTCAACGTCCACGGTGTACGCGCGGTCAAAGATGCCGGTGAGGGCAAACGGCGTCCCGTGCCGGGGCCGGTACTCCACCGGCTCCCCGAACACACCGTGACAGGGACCCAACAGTTTATTATCCCAGTCAACCGGTCCCATGATTACGCTCCGGATTTCTTCGCGTTTTTGCCTGTGGCATTTTTAGCCGCTGCGTTGCTGGTCTTCTGGCCTGCACCAGCTGCACCAGCTGCACCAGCACCATCGCCGGCAGAACCAGCACCAGCTATACCATTATCGTCGCCGGCAGAACCATCACCCGCTGCACCAGTATCATCGCCGGCAGAACCATCATCCGCTGCACCAGCACCGTCGCCGGCAGAACCGTCACCAGCTGCACCAGTATCGTCGCCGGCAGAACCATCATCCGCTGCACCAGCACCGCCGCCGGCAGAACCGTCACCAGCTGCACCAGCACCGTCGCCGGCAGAACCGTCGCCAGCTGCACCAGTACCGCCGCCGGCAGAACCGTCACCAGCTGCACCAGTACCGCCGCCGGCAGAACCACCACCATCCGGATCATGAAGCAGGCCGCGCACGACTGACAGATCCAGAACAAAACCCATCTCCTCCAGGCGGATGGCTTCATTTGGCGGCAGTCTGATACGGCTGTGCTGCCCGTACGTTTTACCGTCATGAACAACGCTGCGGCCTTTGGTCACCACCATTTCAATTAATCGGGTCATGGAGTCTCCTTAAACCACTGTGGCACACAGGGCGGCGTTGACACGGCTGGGAATAACCAGCGGGGCAGACTGCATCAGCAGGAAGCGTTGCGCCGGGTCTTTCTCAGTCCAGGTCTTCGGCGCATAGGCCATGGCGCCATAGTCAAAATCGGGATCGAGAATGGCGCCATAAGCACGCGTCCCCATCAGATTTGGACCAGACATAATCACCGCCCCATCCGTCAGCATCGGCTTTTCTAAATCATCAACCGGGTCGATATACCAGTCGTTGTACAGCCACAGGTCGAACTGCCCCCAGCGGCCCTTATATACCGCCCCCTGCTCCACGCGTGCGCCCGCATCCACCTGGTTACCGTACGGGCTCAGAGCAGGGAACGTAATCGCATTATCTTTGATAGTGGTATCGAGACGGAACGCCGCCCAGGACGAGTTAGTGAAAATCAGGTCGGTCGCTACCGCACCGCTTTTCTGCAGGATCATCGTCTGCCAGCGCTCAATATCCTGCGTGGGCAGGTTATTGGTTGCGCCGGCCGCAACGGCCAGCGGCCATTTGTCCGCACCAGAAAGTGCGATTGTCAGTGCCGGGTCGCGCTGAAAATCAATCACTTCCGGGTCCAGCCCCTCCCCCACAACGGTAATGGTGCCGGTCATCATTGCGTTGGCGGCCATCCACTCCTGCCGGCGGTTCAGAACATCCACCTGGAATGTCAATTCATCATTTAATCAATTGATAATTAACTAATTTATTCATTACATAAAACAGTTATATATCTTTACGTGTAGCAATGCAGAGATTCAGAACAATTTTATTGCTTGTTGAAAAGCTCCGGGAAAACTGCTCGCAGCATCTAAAACATCCCCCAACAGCACAGTAGCCATTCACTGGTCACAAACAGCCAATATTTAAAGTTCATAATCGCTTGTTCAACGATTCAGGTCTGGCTGGGGAGCGAAATACCGATGACTTACGTAAATTTCCCAGGGTACCTAGAGGATAGGTAAGTAGATATACTCACATTAAAATTTGTGATGAAAGGGCTCATACCAGACGTATGAGCCAATGGAAAACATCACTTCAGTGCGGCGTTGATAGCATTTATGAGATTCGTGCAACCTTGAATCTCGTTAGCGGACAGGTCAGCGACAGAGTGATCCCGGGACCATCTTAAGAAGGCTTTCGCTAGCTTGTATTTGGAGAAATCTTTGCCAATTACTCTTTGGAACAAATCAATAATAGGTTTATCCGAGGAACTCTCCATTACCTCAGTTACATCCCAATTTAGCTCAGATTTTGCAACGTTGATCAGAGTATCTCTGAGCAAGTCTTCAATTTCTGCCTTTTCAATTTTAGGAACTGTAAAATCTGAGGTTCGAAGAATTCTTTTATTGCTCAGTCGATGAACTAGGATTTCCTGATTTGCAGCTTGATCACCCGCATTATCTGAGTCAAGTAAAGCTGCGACCTTCAGATTGTGTGAGGTGAGAATTGTCGCGAAATATACAACCTTGCTTGCTGTATTGGCTGGTACAAGTGCAATCTTTTCGTGCAAGGATGTTTTCCCGCTATCTTTAAGCAGACCAGTTATGGCTTCGACATACCAATAATCCGTCAGACCTTCCAGAATCAAATTACGCTGGTTTGCAAATAGACTCTGAGCTAAATCATATCCAAGCGCTTCCTGAAGCGGTAAAAGTGCTGCAGGATCGCTTGAGGAAACCGTTGTATGTACTTTCGTACCTACAGCCCTATCGGTCAGCTCCACAACTCTGACTATATCGAGCTCATCTGGGCCAACAAGGAATGGTGAGTGTGTTGAATATAAAGTCTGATTCTCATCGGCAAGTAATGAGATAGTTTTTCTAAACTCTCTTTGCTTAAGAGCATGAAGACTGACTCCTGGTTCGTCTAATAAAAGAACCGTGTTCTTATGTTTCCCTTTAGCCTCAGCAAAGAACACTATGAAGAACGATACCAGCCACTGAAAACCTTCGGAGCGCTGATCGAGTTCAACCTCCACCCCAATGTTATCTTCGACTACCACTTTAAGATATTGCCCATCAGCAGTTAGTTTAAGCCTGCTAGCCTCTGCTTTGTTATCATTAGGATTCCATACTTTGATGATTTGCTGAGTTAGTTCAACACTGGCCGCATTGAGTTCATAGCCTCGCTGATCCAGTCTTTCCCTAAAGCTTTCAAGATCAGTCGAAGTGTGGCTCGGATCAGATGCTTTTCCAAGTTCAGAGAGTTCCTGCGCAGTAAAACCAAGTAATCTGAGCAGACAGCTATTGCCGTAATCATAGGCATCATCATCAAGGCTGTTAGATTCAAGACGTTTAGCAAGATTACCTAAATGGATAATAGGCTTAACACGAAAATAATTGCTGTAAAGTACAAACACTGGTTTATTTTGATCGAGATACTTAAGAAAATTACCGATCTCTATTGATAAACTGACTTTAGAATCAATTAACTCCCAACGTTCAACCTCTTTTTTATCCTCTTCATCAACAAAAGGTAATTTTTCTTCCAGCCACTTTTTCAAAGTTTCGGCATACATTGATAAATTTTTATATTGAATCCAGCCATTCGTTAGCTTATTAAAACTTTCTAAATGTGGTTTTGCATCACCATCAGCAGAGGCTCGATCTAAATGGGCTGTCAATCTTATCAGATCGCTTCTGATGTCATTGTAAGTTGGCGATGTAAAGCCAACTAAACTGTGGCTTGCACGGTTGCTCAAATAACGAGTGTATGTATAACTGACTTGGTTGCTTTTGATTTGCTCTGGGGCCTGTACCCAGTCAGCGTCTTCTAGTTCAAAGACGGCAGTGACTACTTCCACGTTGTCCGGGTCCAAGTCTCCTCGGCTGATTTTGGTGTATTGAGCTCTCGGATAGTCACGTAAAGGGTTGAACTTTTTAGTGCCCTCAGGAGGATTGATCTGTTGAATCGCCTGAAGAATAGCAGTCTTACCTGCTTCGTTTGGGCCAACTAATATTGTTTTTAGCTTTTCAACCTCAAACTCTCCGGTATCTATAATACTCCTATAGTTTTGCACTCGAACTTTACTCAAACGCATAATCAATCCTTCTAAAATGTGTGTATTAATATTTACTGCAAGTTAGCGTAGTGAATCGCAACATCTTCGGTGGTTATCTTTTAAGCTATTGTTTACGAAAAATTAATGATACATCGCGACATTATCTTTTACTCAGAGCTACCCATCATTTTTGCTGATGATGGGCAAGTTGATGCCACATACCATTTTCCATAACGTAATCAAGAATATCGCATACCTCGGCTGTTTGATCGAGTGAAAGCCTCAGAAGGGATGAGCTATTAGAGGGAAATTCTTGCAGTACTTGAAGTGGTGTTAAGGTTTAACTGCATGCTGAGACTGGCTAATTTCCAACTAATAATTGGGAGGGTTACGCTGGCGGTGCAGATCTTTGACTATTAAGGAAAAATCAACACAACAGCGAGACGAGTAAGTAGGTGCTCCCGCATTTCTTCGCAATACCTTCCTTGCTTGCTATATCCAGTAACACGGCTCCAAAAGCGATATTCCTCGGCATATATAACCTAGGACATTCAATGAGAAAGTCAGCCCCGAAGGGCTGGAATAACAGGAGTAACCGGACGTTATCGCCTTTTAGTTATCCTTCGACAGCACATACAGCAGCGAGGGGATCACTTCGTATGTTTCGCTGTCGTCATCGATGATAAAGGTAATGTGCTCCAGGCACTCCATAACCACCTCTGACGGAGACAGGCCAAACGCGCCGCCCGCGATAATTTCAGGCTCCCATTGAGGGCAATCATTCATCGCAAGGCGATAGGCACCAAACGTTACGGGCGGGTTATACGGACCGGTGCTCAGATACAGCCCCACCGCCTTAGCCGCCAGCCCGGCGCGTTCGTCTTCATCCATTCCTGCCGCCTGCCCAATGCATCCGGCAAGATGCTTTCGGATGGCCGCCACGCTCATGGCTGTAGCGGTAGTTGTTGCAGCTGCTGGCGCTGTTTTACTTTTCGCGTTCTTCGTGCGCGGGTCGCTGTGGCAGCGGTAACGGGCCAGGTAGGCGTCACAGGCGTCCTGGTCAATCTTGCCGTCCACCCGCGCCGGGAAGCCCTGCTTTGCCTCCCAGGTATATAACGCCTGTCGACTCATTCCCGCGTGTTTCGCATACTGGCTGACGCTCATCAGACTCATAATTTTTTCTCTCCTCAGAACCTCGCCAGACGCTCAGGCTGTCAACCTGACGGCGGCAAAGTGTCAATCAAAATGGAAGGTGTCAACCGCTTGACACTTTTTTGTCAACTTGACACTTTTTTGGCGCTGAAAGTGTCAATCAAACTGTCAATCAAAACCCGCGTCAATTACCCGCTACCCCTTGCGCTGCAAGGACCCTGACGACTCGATGCATAAAAGTGTCAAGTGTAAACTGTCAATCAAATTCAAAAATTTTTAGCTGGAAAAACAACGCGGCGCGCAATGCCCGTGAAATAAAAAACCGTCAGGAAGGACCCATTTTTGATCCCCTCCCCCGGTTTGTTTTTTCACGAAAAAAAAGCCCCAATTCGAACCCTCCCAGCTTTTCACCTGCCGCTCTCAGTCCGGCGCGATACCCGTTAAAGTCAGTTTTGCCACTTGTTCACTCCTCGCCCTGAATCGCGCCGGACAATGCCTTGTCCATCAGCTTACGCGCCACCTCATGAATGGATGGCTGAATACCGAACTCTGAGCGTGTTTTCTCGCGCTCCTGAATGCGTTGCAGGGCTTCAACCTGCCTGCGCGTCAGCAGTACGGCCTGTGAGTTTTGCTTTCTGCCCATGGGTTACACCTCCTGATATTTATACAGTAATTATAATTGCATAAAATGAAATAATAAACACAATCATTTCACATTATGAAATGAAAAGCACTGTGCGAACCTAATCATCAGGCACGTTCAACACCAGCATTCAGCTCCGGTTCAGTGCCGGGATTGATTCAGCCACCAGCACAAACTTAACTCTGCCGACAAAATAGCAATGAGCCTGATGCCTTAAAGCGTTCAGGTGAAGAAAGTCATTTCGGATGGGGGGGTTGCCATAAGTGACACTGCGTTACGATATGAAATTTAATGTAAGACAACGAAAAATCAGGGGCTTGCCTGTATCACATATTTAGAAAATACCGCTGATTTTAGCCGGGTATTGATACAGCGTTGCGCAATCCGTTGTTTAAATTGTCACAGCTTTTCATCTGCATAAAAACACCGGAGTTCCATTGTGACAGTGAGTACAGGATTACGTTTTACCGCCCGGATTGGCGACCTTCCGGCCTTTACCTTTTCGGTCGTGGACTTTGCACTTAAAGAGACGTTTAACACGCCGTTTGAACTGACGCTCAGGCTGGCAAGCCACCAGCCGGATATTGATTTTGGCGCGGTGCTGGATAAGCCTGCTGAACTGGAAATCACGTATAACGGGCAACTGCAACGCCGGGTCAGCGGCATTGTCGGACGCTTTGAACAGGGTGATACGGGCTTTCAGCGTACCCGCTACGAAGCCAGAATATATCCGGCCCTCTGGCGCGCCGGGCTGCGCGACAACTGCCGCATTTTTCAGCTTAAGACGCCGCAAGAGATTATCGGGACGCTGCTGAAAGAGGCCGGGGTCACGGAATATGACTTCTCCCTACGTGATGAACACCTCCCCCGCGAATACTGCGTACAGTACCGGGAAAGCGACCTCGATTTTATCCGCCGTCTGGCTGCCGAAGAGGGGATGTTCTTCTGGTACGCCTCTGAGGACGACACACAGCGCCTTATTTTTTCCGACCATCAGGCTTCGCTTGCGAAAGAAAATCCGCTGTTTTTTAGCGCTGACAGGCACGGACTGGAGGAAGGCGCTTATGTTCACGCACTCAGTTACCGTGAGGCGGTGAAAACGGCCCGTGTGGAGTTGAGAGACTACAGTTTTAAAACTCCGGTCAACAGCCAGTCCCACAAAAAGCAGGGCAGCGATTTAGCCCACCAGCGCGAACAGTATGAACATTACGACTACCCCGGACGCTATAAAGGTGAGCCACACGGAAAGGCTTTCTCCCGCTACCGTCTCGAAGGTCTCCGGGCGGAGGCCGTGTCCGCCGAAGGAGGTTCCAACTGCGCAGGATTACGCCCCGGCATACGCTTTGAACTGACGCAGCACCGTAACCCGGAGTTTAACGCGCTCTGGCAGGTTATCTCTGCCGTCCATACCGGGAAGCAACCCGCCGCCCTTGAGGAAGAAAGCGGAGACCAGCCGACCACGTTCGACAATATATTCACTGTGGTCAGGGGAGAAACAGGGACATTCTGGCGACCTGTGCAGCAGGTCCGCCCGGTGATGGATGGCCCGCAGATTGCCATCGTCACCGGACCCGATACGGAGGAAATTTACTGCGATGAACACGGGCGGGTAAAAGTTCGCTTCCCGTGGGACCGTGAGGGCCGGGGTGATGGCCTCAGTTCCTGCTGGCTTCGTGTCAGTCAGAACTGGGCGGGAGGTCGCTATGGCGCGGTGACGCTGCCGCGCGTCGGACATGAAGTGGTGGTGGACTTTCTCGACGGCGACCCGGACCGGCCACTTATCACCGGGCGCACATACCATGCCGTGAATCAGCCGCCTTATCCGTTGCCCCTGAACAAGAACCGGATGGTACTGCGTTCAGACAGCATCCACGGGAAGGGCTATAACGAACTCTCCTTTGAAGATACTGCCGGAAGTGAAGAAGTCCTGCTCCGCGCCCAAAAAAACATGGCAATCCGGGTACTCAATTCAAAAGACGAGCGCGTTGAATACAACCGAACCAGCATCATCGGGCACGATGAAGCCCTGGTGGTGGCAAATAATCGTACGGTGACAGTTGAGGGCAACCAGCATCAGCAAATCAGCGGCAATAATCTGTTACGCACCGAAGGTGATCACGGGATTACGGTTCAGGGCGATCTGGCGCAAAAGATTGCTGGCGTGTTCAGTGTTGACAGCCAGGGCGATCTGACGCTGCAAAGCCTGAATAAACTGACGTTACGGGTGGGGAGTAGTTTTATCGTCCTTCATGACGGTGGCGCAGATATGAAGGGAGCGACTATCAACCTGAACTCAGGCGGCAGCCCCGGAGACCTGTCGATTCCGGCAGACCCCATGCTGATGAAAGCCGCTGCCGCACAGGGGGCCATGTTTGTTGAGCACCTTCCGGCACCGCCAGAACAGCACGCGCAGGCGGCAAAAAAGCACCTGCCTGAACCTGTTGATGCCGGATTCTGTGTGGTGCCCGCCTCCGGCTCCGTCAGCGGCTACGAGTCGCTCATATTTGAGTCCCCGCCGGAGGGTGTCACCGACCTGTATCGCACCCTGAACGGGGGCGGAGACATCAAAGCCGGGTCGGTGCTGCTGGTGGCCGACCCCGGCAAACAGGATGCAGACCAGATAGCCCACATGAAAGCCGCCAAATCGCGCATTGATGCGGCGCTGGCCCCCCTGTCGCCTGACCAGGCGAATTTCCTCTATCGTCATAAGGATGCGATTGCCATGTTTGCGGCAGCAAGCGATACCGCCAGCGAGACCGTAGAGCAGGCCGGACGGGTGGCAGAAGCCGCCAAAGGCTATTTTGAACAGGTGGAAAAAATCCTTAAGCAGATTCAGACGGCCTATAAAAATCAGTACCTCACCAGCGGCTCGCTGATAAGTGAGGAGTTCTTTGTTGAGCGTCAGCGCCTCTTCGGTCAGCTGGACGGCGTGCTTAAAATGTTCATGAAACAACGTTTTATGTTTAACGAATACACCCACCTGAAAAGCGCGCTTGGGCTGTCCAGCAAGGCTATAACCCACCGCTGGAACGAGACGGGCATTGACGACATCGAGGGCTACGCCACCCATATCGAGAAAGCGGCGAAATACGTGAAGCTGATGGAGACCGCCGGAAAGATTGGTCTCGGTCTGTCTGCGCTCAACACCGCTGCCGAAATCACCGAAGCCTGCTCCACCGGGCGGGACTGTGAAAAAACAGCTTTCACCTCCGTGGGCGAGTTCAGCGGAGGCCAGGTCGGTGGAGCAATAGCGGGAAAAATTGCTGATTCCGCCGCTGCAAATACTGTTTGCGCGTTAGTTCTGGGCGCTGCAACTGTGGAAGCTGGAGGTGCTGGAGCATTACTTTGTACGCTCGGTGTCAATGGAGCTATCGCATACGGAAGCGACAAAGTGTTCAGTTGGGGCGGTGAGTTTATTGGCGATAAAATATATGAGGCAACCAGCAATGATTAGCCCGGCGGATAAAGCTGCTGTTGGTGTGTGGTTGGTTGGTTTGACATTTGGGCTTGCCAGCATCATAGCATCAGTTCTGAACAGGAAAAGATTTAAAGAAATCTGCGTACTGTACAAAGAAAAATACGGAAATTTGCCCGATGCCGTATTGCTGTTCGAGGACGTTAACACGCTTTACGTTAAAGTGGCATACAGTACCAAAATGGATTTTATATTTACCCCTTTGCTGTGGAATCGCAGTTCAATTCTGACCAAAAATGATGACAAGGATTTTATCCGAGGCCTCCCCAAAAGGATTATTGGTCCGTTCTATGTGGAGCTATATCTCGCTGTTGTAAGCCTGTTTTTTTTCATCATCGGTCTGATTTTAATCTTCGCGATAAAACACCACTGGCTGTAACCGATTTTCCCTAATGTGGGGAAATAATCAAGCCGGGGTTCTGGACTGCCAGAACTCCGGCTTTCGTGTTTGATGAGAGCGTGATCTTTCCATTCCAACCATCAACCATCAACCATCAACCATCAACCATCAACCATCATACAGAACATCTCGCCAGCGAGGGATATAGCAACGCGGCTAGCCCAGTGCGGTAATCTGCCCCTACACCAGACCTATACCGCAGACGAAAGGCTTCTGATTTTCAGGTTTTCACTCAAAAAAATTGCTATATATATACAAAACTATGTTGGTTCAGTCAGTTCAGTTGGTTTAATTTGTAAAGACTGTTGTTTTTAAAGACTTATTTTCAGACGAGTGAACCAACAAAGCCCCGATTTGAACCAACAACAAGGGTTTTGATGTTGGTTCAGCCCTCAGGGCAGGGTGTATGTTGGTTCAAAATCCACGTTTGTTGGTTCAAAAGTGGCATTTGTTGGTTCAGTGTTGGTTCAGTTTTTAAATACTAATTCCATATAAAACATAAAGATAATTACCATACCATTTTACTGAACCAACTGAACCAACATAAAAATTCCTTACACATGTAAGTTACTCTTCATCCTCCCCCGCCACTTGCTGGAGCACATAGACATTGATTTGCCGCCCATCAATGCGCGGTGATTTCTGCTGATAGCCCCGCCCGCTGGATGGCTCAGAAAGCAACCCCGCTGCCGCCAGAACGCGGGCAAATTGTCGGACGTTAAAGCCGCTGGCTATCTCCTTCTCAAACGTTGCAGGGAACGTGTAGAACACCAGAGGCGCATCATCATGGCTACTCTTGCGCTTGCGATACCCGGCAAGGTCACGGATTGGCAGACCTGACAGGTCATAGGGTAATGGCGCGAAACGACTCAGACCGTAAGCATTCAGAAACGCCTCACACTGCTCAATAATCTGCTGGTGCTCTTTATTCCCTGTGCCGAACTCTTTCATCCAGGCGTTAAAGCTGTGCTGGATAGCGTCACGGCTGGCCTGCTCGCTCCAGCCCGTGATGTGCATCCCCAGCACCAGCGCTGCCTCAAGAATGGCAAAGCGTTCTGCCACCCGGTGCACCTGTTCGCCGTAGTCTGCCGGAATTAACCCGCGCCAGCGTACCTGCGCGCCCTTTACCGCCTCTCTGGCCTCCTGCTGGTGGCTGGCAAGCCATTTCACCCACTCACGCCCCGCTGCACCGTGGTTCGACTGCCACGCCTCTTTCAGCGCGTCGGCGTGCTGTTTGCCGTTCTGGTGCTCATGGTGAACGCCTGATTTTTCCATCGGCACATTCAGCAGGCGCACCAGCTGGCCCGCTTTCACTTTCAGGCCACCAGCGGCCAGGAAGGTTTCTATGTCCATTTCTCCGGTACTGATTGCTACCGTACGCCAGCGTTTAAGCTCCCGGTTGCCGCCCTCTTTTGCCCCCTGTAGCTTTCCCGCACCGTTAAACAGTGTGTAGGCAGACGTAGCGACATCTTTCGCGCTGCTGCCCTGTCCGACTTCATCCAGGGGTAACAGCCCGTCGTTGTGCGCCTCTGCTTCGTTGGCTATCCCCAGAGCCGTACCGTACCAGGTCAGGCGCAGAGCATCCGGCTCACCCCACAGGCTGCTCGCAAGGTTGGCTGTCGTGGTCTTACCCGCACTGGACTGCTCAAACAGGTGCACGCCGAACCCGTCAGCCCCCGCCAGCCCAATCAGCGGGGCCGTCAGTGCTGCCGCCACGCCCAGCATCATGGAAGGGTTGCCACCCGCGAGACGCGACACGGAATCACGCCAGCTTTCAGCCGTGCCGGCTGTCGAATAGCCACCCGCTGCCGCGCTGCGACCGTTAAACAGGACCGGGATTTCAGGCTTACCGATAACCTCCCCATCTGGCATGATGTAGGCCCCGGCGTGCCAGCCTGAGGAATGGCATATCCGCCATTCCTGCAATGACCCGCTTTGCTGGAGCCAGTCCGCCAGGATAGCGCGAAAGCTGCTTTTGGTTGTGACCTGCACCCCGCCGGATTTCAGCACGCGCCAGCCCTCACGCTCGCCAATATCGGCACAGGGGATCGCACGCGTCAGCGTTTCCCGGTTCGCTGACTCCCAGCGCAGCACCAGATAACGATCCGTGCCGTCACTCCCTGCCCCCACAACGTCAACAGGAGAACAAAGCCAGGTCTCCGGGTTGATAATGTTCCCGCTGTCTTTGTCCACCTTTGGCGTTACCCAGAAAATACCGTCATCACGACTTTCAACGCGGGGTTTCAGGTCATCAATCTCACCCTGTTTGCCCGTATTTTTCAGCGGCTGGTTAACAACAATGCTTTCGCCGGATTCTGCCTGTTTACGAAGCCGGTTAAGATAGTCCGACCATTCCTCAGGGTTACGGTCCGGTATCCCTTTATACAATTTCGCAGCCTGTACACCTGCTCGCGCCAGCTTTTCGCCCAGGGCGTTAATCATGATCGGTTCAATGTCACCAGCAAGATAAATACGCGCCGTCCGGCGGTCATCGTCAATAATTCGCAGATTTTCCAGCGCTGCCAGCTGCTTTGGCCCCAGATAGACAGGTGGCGTGGTGTCCCCGGCAATTTGTTTACCCAGCCCCTCTTCCCATCCTTTCGCATGGGCGTATGCATCGGCCCCGGCAAAAATAATTGCCTCCGTGAATTTATCCTTTGGCAGTTTTTTAACGTTTGGTGCGTTTTTCATGCTTCCCCCAGTTGAACAATCTGGAGTGCGTCGCGGGCAACCAGCTCAATACGTTCGATTAATTCACATTTCAGTTCATGCTCTTCCGGCTCCGACAAACTGGCTGCGGCGATGGCAAGGGCCTCAATTTTAATAAACGCCCTTTCCAGAGGATGTGGATTGTTCATTTCCATACCTCCTGCACGTAGCTGATACGTATATGCTGATAACCGTCAGCAGCTGCACGACGAAGAGCTTCGGTCTGTGCAGCATCGGAGCTGGTTGCTGTCAGTGTGTAGTGAATGCCTTGAGTGTGACCGCGACGATTTACGGCGTACCCGGTAACGTTGAAGGTCTTACTCATGGCTGGCCTCCTGAACCGGCAGGCGACCAGCAAAAACCATCACACAGCCAGCAGGGGACTGCTGACGGGCTTCGTGTTCGGTGGTGGCCTCGATGGTAATCAGGCGGGGCTTCGATGTACTCAGCGCCAGAAAGCGCCAGGTGAATTTTTTCGGGTTGTGCGAGTCCCGCCCTTGCGGGTGTGTGATACTATTTTTCATAGCTGCCTCGTTATCTACATTAACGGCGGTGGTTAGACGCCTCGGAAGTGTTCCCGCACTCCCGGGGCGTTGTTTTATCAGATAACACCATGTTAAGGTGTGTACCTATTAATGAAAACACTAACGCAATAGGTACACACATGTCAACTATCATAAAACGAGACAGGCAACCAAAAGGAACCGGTAAAGCTCCTGCATTCCAGATTCGCATTACTCCAGAACTCAAAGCACAATTTGACGCGGCAGCTTCGAATGCGGGTGTTAGTTTAGGTAACTGGCTCAAAACTCTCGGGCGTAAAGAGCTTGAGAGATTAGGTGTGGAGCCAAAAGGATGAGCCAGAGTTATTGATGACAAAGCATTGGAGTTTAAAAGCCTTATGGAATACAGATTTTCTGCACTGAGTAGCAATAAAATAGATCGATACGAGGTATTCATTTTTAATATTTCTGGGAAAACAGGAATAACATGTAATTGTCCCGCCACGGTGCTGTGCAAACATATAGCTGCACTAATAACTGGTAATTCAGGCTCAACTTTCCCTACGGACATTAATGATCCACAAGCGCTTTCATCTGCAATTTCAGAAATCAAAATGAGCGGACTGACAGAAAAATATAATACCTTAAATACAGAACTCGATGGACTTAGAAAAGAGTTCAAAGAACAGGAAAGGGAAATTCGATCACGTTTAAAAGCATTGTGCGTGCCGGTATTACCCTGACATATGGCAACAGAGCGCAAGCAAAACATACCCACCACAGAACAATCAGAGCACAGGTCTGCTGATTTTCTACCAGTTAGAGTGTTACGTGCACTCAGAAAGCGACACACTCGCAAGGTCTCGTCGCATTGACCCACACTGGCCCATGACCAAAGGGCGGGTACTGAATACTCGCCCTTTTTCTTTGCCCGCACTGTGTCCGTTCCGAACCATTCCAATTCAATAATCGCCCATCTCCTGGAATCTTTCCTCATCTCGCACTCTGAACCACGCTTCAACCTCATCTGTAAACCATCCTTTCCTGCGAATACCAATTCTTACAGATTTTGGAAATGCAACCCTTGAATCAGAGCAAAATTCATCAAACGAACTGCGGGATGAAAACCTAAGTTTATTCATCAACTCCTCAGCCGTCAGTATATCTCTGTCCATATATTTCATTCACACACCTCACAAATATAAAAAGCCAGCAATATGCCAGCTTTTGATGATCGCCCGTTTAATTAAAAGCTTTTCACATAACAGCTTTCAAACCGTTCTCTCCACTATCAATAGTAATATTGCCGGATTTCGAACCCTCCAGAAAATCCCCCCACCACTGCATCAACTTAACCCTTTGTTCAATATAAGTACTTCTGTTATAGGTTCTGCGTATCGGGTTTCTGTCAGTGTGGGCTAACGCAGCCTCTATAACATCAGGATTAAACCCATGCTCATTCAGTGTTGTACTTGCTAACGCCCTGAACCCATGAGGAACCATATCTACTCTTGCTCGCTGCAATACATTGCTGATAGTACCGTTATTCATTGGTTTTAACGACTTTCTCGGTGATGCAAAAACAAACACACCACCAAAAGAATTTCGCTTAACTTCTTCAAGAATATTAATGGCCTGACTGGATAGTGCAACAACATGAGTGCGTTTACTCTTCATTCGTTCTGCGGGAATTTCCCACACTTTATTAGCTATGTCTATTTCATCCCATCGCGCACCACATGCCTCATTTGGCCTGACCATAGTCAGCATTAACCACTCAATCAGAAGTCGGGTCTGCCTTTCCATAATAACATTATCGAGAGAAGCCCAGAATCCTGGCAACTCCCTGGCCTTGATAGTTTTATACGGCGTTGTCTGATATGAGGCGATTGCTTTTGTAATGTTTTGCGCCGGGTTATATGCAATGACACCTGAATTGACTGCGTAATCAAGTACTTCTTTTACTTTGCGGACGGCAATGTTTAATGTTCGTATTTTCCCACTTTTCCGCAAATAATCGAAAGCCCTGATAATATGCCTTGCGGATAAATCACCTACAGGAACGTTGCCTATCGTGGGAAGAATGTGTTTTTCGAGCATCTGGGTTATAGATGTTTCCGTTGCCTTTCTTATAGACATTGTTTTTTTCAGTTCTAACCACTCAGCAGCCATGTTTGAGAATATGCTCTCTTTTTTTGCAATCATATCCATCACTTTTGCTTCCCTGTCCCTTTGCGGATCAATGCCCATTGAAAGCAAAGTTTTCGCGTCATCCCTCGACCGCCTTGCTGATGCCAATGATACGGTCGGAAATTTTCCAAAACTAATAAGCGCTCTTTGCCTGATGCCGGGTCTGGTGTAGGAAAATCGCCAGATTTTCGAACCATTACTTTTCACTAAAAGATACAGCCCACATCCATCATGAAGGCTGTAATCCTTACTGGTACTTTTCGCTGACTTAATCTCAGTATTTGTTAATGGCCTTGCTATCTTTGGCATTATAGAGACTCCGTTTTTTGCTATACGGCTAAGTCATATAGCAATTCGTATAGCAAGATTTGCCGTATTTAAGCCATGCTTCCCGTTTATTACCGTGAACAAGAAAAGAATACTTTTCACATAACTAGCTAAATATAAGAAGATTTTCATGACTTACCGTTACTTACCGGAAAACAGTACGCATAACCACCTGATCGGACATCTCAAACATCATGTTTAACGCGGCTTTATCTGCCGCCGGAATATTGCCGCCAATCTGCTCACCAATCTGGCGGCGGATAGGCTTACGCAGGTCAGGGACGCGCTTGTCCTTAACGTAAGGCGGTTTAAACACGTTGGTCTGGTAACGGCGGCTCTCTACCAGCTTGCCGGCCACCAGCGGGGAACAGAACGGGGCCATACGGCGGCGGCCCACATCCACATCGATGGCGACAAACTCCGTATCCGACTCAATGACGTTCGGGAAGAACTTATCCAGAAGAAAGTTCTGGGACGTCATCAGGTTCGGCACCACCTCGACCAGCGTCAGGGTGT